TAAACGATCTTCTAAGTCGCGTTTTATTCTTGTGTTTGCCATGATAATTATCCTTTGTTAGCGCGATCATACGATGCGTATGCGCGGATCATTTTGTTTCGTTTTTCAACATCGTCCCACGAACCAGAGTCTTTAATTGCCTGAACACGCTCACGACTTAACGTAATGGTTCCAGGTTTTGCGCTGGTTGTGTTTGCCACTCGGCTAGAGGCCGTTGGGCCCGCTCTACGAGTTTGCTGACCACCTTTTGAAGTGTAGCGGTGTGGCAGACGTGCCGATAAACGATTGTCTAACTCTTCCCAGTACTCGGAATCACTTGGATCCCAACCATCTGCTGCGAGTTCTTGATCAATTACCTTGGCGATTCTACTATCTGTATCTCGAGCCTGCGGATCGTACCAAGAGTTTTTCTTTAACCACTGAGTTGCATTATATTGCACTTCGGTGCTAATTTCGTTTGGTACGTTTTGCTTAGGGGCTTTTGCCTGCTCGAGCTGTTGTTTTTTGTAATACTGAGCTTGTTTCAAACGCTCTTTAGCGTCTGTCAATTGCTCTAAAAACTCAATTTGACCTGCTGCATCGCCAGATTGCGCGGCTTGCAACATTTTCATTTTTGCATACTCAACTCTGGTAGCCTCATCTTCGATGGACTTATCTAGTTGTGCAAATTGATATGATGCTGCTGCGTTTTCTACTTTGGCTAAACGTTCAGCCAACTCAGCGTTGCGGCGCTCAAGTGAGCTAATCTTGTTACGAGCTGTTGCGTCTCGTTGTTTGTTTAATTCTTTTTTGAGTCTACGCTCTTCTCTGCGTGCCTCACGAATCCGTTCCCGGTCTTCGTCTGTTTCGTCTTCATCTTGCTCATTTAAAGAATCTTCTTGATCTTCATTTGGCTCTTCGTCTGTTTCTTCTGCCTTTACTTCTTTCTTAGGCTCTTCTTCAGCATCAGCAAGAGGATCTGGTTCCATTTCATACGCTACCAGTGCGCTGCCGTCAGTTTGTTCTTTGACGGGTATGTCTTTTTCATTATCTGCCATAATTTTCTTTCAAAATTAGTCTACAAACGCTTTCATCTTTTGCGCATGGTCAAATGACTTAATGCGTGAGATGATTTCACGTGCCTGGATGGTAATAAACACCACTGGGGAGCCTTCATCATCCGGATTAACAACAAAACGGTCACCGCCGTACTTGATGGTTCTAACCAAATCGCCTTCTTTGCACCAAGGGCCTTCAATCCAAGGCTCTAAGGTATCTGGCGACTTATATGCTAGTGGGCCAATCTGGCGTACTTTAGCTACAGTCTCATTGAAACGTAACGTCTGCCGGGTTTCGTCAACTAAAATGATTCCGCCCTTGCTTTTTGCCTTCTCCCGTCGTAACTGCACTAACACGCGGTCTCCGGCCACTTCAATACCTGGATCAATGTCTGGAAAACATTCGGTTTCCGAACGAAGATCTGGGTCTTCCTTTTGTGATAAATCAAATGCCATGCGGCATCTCCTTTCTTGAATCTTACGATTCGTCTTCGTCGTCTTCCGTTAAAATCTCGTTAATAATATCCAACGTAATCTTAAAACCCTCGTGTCGGCCAACCAATCTCTGGTAGTCCTCAAACGAATTTACGTTAGTTCCCGCGGTAACGGATTCCGCTAGTGATTTTTGCTCAGCCTTTACACGACCGATAATTTCAGATAAAAAGTCCTTCATAATTTTACTAATGCAAATATATGAAGGAATCCGCCCTAAAATTAATAAAAATTGCCGCCTTTGATGTCTTTAAGGTTTTTATCTGGCCCGACTTTGCAGTCTTTAGCCATTTTGTTTTGGGCTGCGCCTTTTTTCCAGTTATTATCCCGGTGGCTGCCAGATGCGCCTTTGTCCATGTTTTTGTCTCCTGGACCGCCGCCGCTACATATTTGGCCAGTCTCCTGGTACGTTTGACGGAAGCCTTTTAAATTTTCGGCCATGTTATGCTCCTGTTGGGGTTGTGGGTGGTTGTAAATTTGCTTGTTGCTGTTGTAATGCTGCTTGGTTTTGTGCATCTACTGCAGATTGCTGTTGCGCTAATAATGCTTCAGTTTGTTTTTGAGCCATTTGTGTTTCGTGAGCAAAACGTTGTTTTTCTATCTCAATACCATGTTCACGAATGCTACGTTCAGCTTCGTTAGTTGCTTCGATGGCTAGCTGGTTTTGTTCGCGCTGCATGGCAAGATGATCAGCGGCCAAACTGGCACCCGCTGTGATTGAAGCCACACGCTCTTTAGCAGAGTTGTTGATATCAGCCAAGGCAATCTGGGTTGCGTTCTTCTGTGAGTCAATAGTAGCTTGAGTTTCGTACTTAGCTTGTAAATCCAAGACTTGACGTTGTAACTCAGCAATCTTAAGTTCGTAATCTTGCTGGTGTTTAGCCGTTTCAATCTGCATTCTAGCCTGGGACTCAGCTTGTTTGCGTTGGGTCTCAGCCATTTGGGTCTTAAGAATAACCTGAGCGGTTGGATCAGACTCAGCTTGAACTTGACGCTGTTGCTGTTGAGCTTGTTGTACTTTTTGCGCCAACTGTTGGATCTGCTGAACAAACGGTTGCATAGTCATTTGTGCATCTTGTGACACCAATTGAGCTGCCAAGGCCAAAGCTTGTTGTGATTCCAAATCTAATGGTTTTTCTTGGTGCAACTCAAGTACATCGCGCCCGCCTGAAGCCTGCGCCACATAACCACGCATAGATTGCAGGTAGTGTAATGTTAAATGTTGTTTGATATGCTCTAAGGCATGGGGTGCAAACGATGGGCCAATTACAGGGTTCCCACCATATGCAGGGTCCATAGCATATTGCATATGGATCTTGATGTGGCTGATGTGGTCTTGATCGGGGTACGCTGCTGCTGGTCGACCCATAGTCATCGACACGTTTTCCAACGCTGGGTTGGATTCTTTTGCACCTAACGGATTTGGTAAGACCTCATCAATTGCGGGAACCTTAAGCTGTCCAAGAATTCGGCGGTATACCGCACGAATGTCGAACATATTGGGTGGTGCTGCCTGAGCCATTTGTAACAGCGCTTGGTTCTGTGCCAAACGTTGTGTCTCAGAGAAAATATTAGGATCAGATACTGGGCGTACATCATTGTTGTATGCAAAGTCACGAACCTGGATTTCTTCACCAGATTGGTTGTCCATTTCCGCCAAATACCAATGATTGATACGGGAAATAATTGCCAGCGACTTAGCTTGGCTGCGGTGCATGCGCGCGTGGATGCTAGAGAATACCTTAGCGCCCTGCTCAATAAGTGCCTGCACGGTGCCAACTGGGGTTTCGTTACTTGCGTCGCCAATTTTTTCTTCGGCGGTAGTTACTACGCCTTTAGCTGCGTTAGTTAACCATCCCATTAACTCCAGCAATACGGAGGATGGTGGATTGAATGGCATAGCCATTGCAATCTTGCGCACATCGTCTACTCCCGGTGCGCCCTCAATTTCGACGACTTGCGTAGGTTCAATCCTATCGCTCTGACCACCGATTCTTCCACCTTTGAGCTTAAGTAAAGTTTGAGAATTGTTAATATGCGCGGCATCAAGAAGAGCGCGGAGAGCACCAGTAAGAGCAGCTGATAAACCGCCGATAAGATGAGGCAGCCCAATAGCATAGGCACCACGCCAAGGAATGAACTTAAACTCGACGTACCAGTCCAATTTTTCAAGTTTTGCATCATTTGCTTCCCAGTTACGATACAGACCCAACACTTTGCTGGTAGTCTCATCAATCATCAAAATGTAAGGGGCGCGGCGGCCGTCTGTTTCTGCATCTTCATCCAGACGCATGAAACATGTAATCTCATAAACACGACGCAATCCGTCAATGTTTTTAGAAGGCATGTCTTTGCCTTCAATTTTGTTGTTTGCTTTTTCTGACTGAGTTTGGTCGTTTAATGGCGCGTCTGAACTGTATTGACTGTCAATGTCAATGTAAATTCCAGTATCAACACGTTGCAAAAACGTGTCTTCGGTAATGTCTTGTACTTCAGTTACACGCTGCGCTGTGTAGAAGTTAGTAGACGCGTATGGTAACAGAATGTTATCAATTGGTACCCATTCGCACAGTGGTCGCTTTTGTTCTTCGTCCCAACGCCATTTTAAAAATTGCGAGCCGCCCAAGGGTAGCTGTGTAAGTAACTGCTCCATCTCGTCGCGGTACTCAGGAATCTGTTCTGTTAATTGCCAGTTAATGAAGTTAACTTTGCGATCTGCAGTTTCTTCTCTTAGGCGGTTTGATTCGCCTTTGATGTTGGATTTAACTAAACCGTCTGGCGGAAGAAGTTCTTTAGACGCCGAAGCCGCGAAATCAACGCAAGCCTCTGCCATAACTGGGTGTACCACTTTGCTAGCGCCATCAAACGTGGCACCGCCTGGTGCGTCTTTACCAAGACCTGTTCTTCGTAATCCTTCTTCATACTGTTTGTCTCTTTGTGTGCGTGATTCTTTGTCTGCGTCAATAAGGTCAAGATACTCAATTGCTAAACTTTGCAGTGTGCCTTCGTCCATGCTTTCTGCCAAGTTGGCATAAAACTCTGGGTTTTTACGTGGGCCTTCTTTTGCTTGAAAATTTACAACAACCGAACCATCTTCTAACTCAACAACTTCCGATTCAACATCACTGGGCTCAAGACCTAGAGTTTCCTCGTAGTAGTCCATCTCTACGTCTTGCATCTGAGCTTCTTTAACGTTTTCTTGATTCTCCAGACCGGGCAGGTTTGCACCCGTCTGCATAGGAAGTATTGGATTTGCCATGTTTTATTTGAAAAACTGGTTAAAGGCTTTTACTAAAGCTGGATGGGAATAAGGGTCAGCAGGTTGGCCGCCCTGAGAATATTTTGCCACAAATAAATCCGCTTGCATGTCTTTTACTGATTTTCCTTCTGCAAACCTAGGAACAACATTAGTTTCTTCAATCAACATTTGTTGTGGGGTTTTGAGTATGCCCGGACTGTGAGGCGCCATTCCGGCCTCTTCCATTAACATTTGGTGCGGTGTCTTTAAGGGATTCATAATACTACTAATGCAATAAATGGGGGTATTCCGCCCTATTGGGCGTACGGATTGACAAACTTCTTGGAGTAGTCTTCATCGGCATAACTGTAGTCCCTAGCTGGTAATGGGTCAAGTTGGATCCATCCTGAGTCACGCAACACACGCAACGCCTGAGACAATGAGTCCACGTAGTCATCATGCCCGCCCGCTTCTGGGAACGAACAAACCTGACGCAAGAACCGTTTTGCCCAGCTTGCGTATTCCCCTTTTTGTTTGTTGTCTTCTGGTATCCAAACTTTACCTTTGGCTACCAGGGGCGCGACAATGTTAAGACGCTGCACCTTGTCCGCTCTGCCAGGGTTATACCCCCTGACCGGGACACCGGCACCTTGGAGTTCTTGTATTAGGCTGATACCCGCCGACTTGTCTTCCATTAGGATCAGGTCAGCCTTTCGGCCTTTGCCAAAGTCGTTATCTGCTCCGTAGACAACCTCTTTAAAGTCATTGATTACTTTCCTACGTAGCTCAGGGTATGACAGGTGCTCGTCCCAAGCATCTAGTAGTATAATTGCCGTCCCGGCGTCTTCTTGCTCAAACACGCCCCAGATGGTGCAGGCGGTCGGGTCGTTCATTGTTTTTTCAGAAGTCGCCGGATCATACGACGCAATAACATACTCCAACGTCGGAGTGGGTTTGTCCGCCGGCCACAGGCGAAATTGTTTGCGCTTGATGATACCCGACTGCTCCGGGTCAAGGATCTCACCATAGATCTCTTGTCGGCCAATATCAGTGCCGTCGTAAGTCTCAAGCTGTTTGAAGAAGGTTTCTGATAGGTTGGCTCGGTTGTCATAGGACGAGGCGTTGGACACATATACGTCCCCACCAATTTTTCCTTCGTTAAGATCGACAATTAATTCTTTTGGCTTGGGCGTGGTGGTAATAATCTGCTGCACTCGAGGGATGCGTGGGTCCCGTAGACGTAAGGTAAACTGTACGCCGTCGTAGGCGTCGTCAATGTAGTCAAATGCACACAGCTCGTCGAACCAGGCGCCGTGATACTGTTTACCACGATACCGTTCTGGCTCGGAAGCTGGGATTCCTTGGATAAGAGACCCGTTTGTAAGGGTGATCTCAAAGAGGGACTTGTTGTAGTCTCGAATGAGTGACGGGGGAATGATATTGAGAAGTCCAGAGTCCCCCTCGAAACAAGTTGCACGTATATCGTTTGAGGTGGGAGCGGTGACGAGCCAGCGGGTGTTGTCAAAACGCCAAGCGCGAATGCCAATCCAATGGCTAGCAGTGTGCGTCTTTCCCGATCCACGACCGGCAAGCATAAGAAAGGTATCATACTCACCATCTTCTGGTTCCCTTTGGTGCGCTAAGGCTTGTAAGTGCCACCGCACCTGCCAAATGGCAGCTTCTAGCTGTTGCTTAGGCCAGTGTTTGTTGTTTTGTGCGAACTTTTTTAATATAAGTTCTTGTTTGTCTGTTAATGGCATGAAATAAACCCTTCTCCTACGAGAAAGCTGTTGTCCTGTCCGGTTGTCTCAATATGCACGCACATCTGCGCGGCAATTGGTGTTATTTTGGTGATGTACCGTCTAGCTTGGTGTACCTTTATGGGCGGCGAAACTTGATTTTCAACCAACTTTGTGCGGCTTTTAAAACTAATTGTGTAATACCTGTAAGTGTCATCAAACTGTACCTTAGTTTTATGGCCTAGTGATTCCACAAGACCCTTATCTCTTCCCAGGCAAGACCTGCCGGTAGAGCCGTTTATCTTTGGATTTTGGTTTTTTAACCGACGAGCTAACCGAAGTATGGCAGCACCCCGGGGCACGTTTAAGTTTGTAGAGCAAAAATTCAAAGACGCGGGCTACAAACTGGTAATTGGCAAGAAAATTAACACCGGCGAGCGTTAATTTG